ATGCTTTAACAGGGGTAAGTGCAACAGTCTCTCCTGGTAACCCAAGTCCTTCAGGAAGCTCTACCTTGACTTTAACAGGCGTTGGGGGTACAATCTCTACTGGAGATATTGACATTACAAGTTGGAATGTTGTTGATGATTCAAACAGCGCTATCAGTTGGGTAGAAGTAACTAAGGCTGCATAAAAAGTTTTGACAAACTTTATAATAATAGATACTACTTACTTAGGAGATTAAATGTCTACATATTCAACAGGGCTTAGAACCGAACTACAAGTAAATGGGGAAAACTCAGGTACTTGGGGTACCATTACAAACAATAATTTTACTCAAGTTTTTGAGTTTGCTATTGCTGGTGTATATGCAGTACCTGCTCTTACTACAGGTACAGGAGTAACGTTAACTAATGCTGATGGTCCACAAACCGCAGCAAATAACCAGGCACGACAATCTAATTTAGTTTTTACAGGAACAGTTTCTACAACTCAAACCATTCAATTCCCCGCAACTCAAAAAACTTACGGACTTTATAATAACATTGGGGGCGGAGCTACCATATCTGCTAGATTAGGAGCCACAGGAAATACTTTAAGTATTGCAAACGGTAAATATCGTATGGTGGCAACAGACGGAACTACTTGGTATGATATATTCTCTTTAGCAGGTTTAGGAGAAGCTTGGACAACGAAAACAGCTAACTATACGATGGCTGATGGAGATAATATTTTTGCTGATACATCAGGCGGAGCTTTTACTTTAACACTACCCGCTTCCCCGACTATAGGAATGCAAGTGAAAATTATTGATGCTGAAGGTACAGCAGGAACAAATAACATTACAGTTGGACGTAATAGCCAACCAATTATGGGATCAGCGGCTGATATGACAATTTCAACAAATAGCGCGGGGCTTGCTTTAGTTTTTTATGATGGAACTTTTGGATGGAGATTAAAGTACAATGACTAATTTAAATGATTTTACAAATAGAAGTGAAGTAGGAACGATTAAACCTTGGCCTAAAACAACAGCGCCAACTGGATATTTATTATGTGATGGTTCAGCAGTTTCTAGAACAACGTATGCAGACTTGTTCGTTGTAACAAGCACAACATATGGTGCGGGTGATGGTTCAACAACATTTAATGTTCCTCAATTACAAGGGAAAACACCGCAAGGATATGACGGAAATACATACAATTTAGCAGGTACAGGTGGTGCTAATACAGTTACTGTATCTGTAACTAATAACCAAGCTGTTTCTGCTTCAAGCACAGTTGCAAATAACCAAGGTGTTACTGTTACTGGAGCCATATCAAATACTTCTTTAACAGAAGCTCAATTAGCTTCACACGATCATCAACACGAACTAGCAGTTTCTGGGTATGCTACTGCTTTTTTGAGAGGTCAAACTAGCAATGTTGGAGGTCAACCAGAAATTAATGATACTAATGCAGGATCGGGTACGGGGCACACTCATTCTCACACTTTAGCGGGAACTTTAACTGGAACTGTGGCTGTAACAACAACAGGAACTTTAACTGGAACTGTGGCTGCGGCAGGAACTAATTCTTTTTCACCGTATGTGGTGGTTAATTATATTATAAAACACTAAGGAGATATAAATGGCAACGCAAATAGTAATAATGAACAATGATCATATTCTAATTGATGATTATTTTCGCATAAAATGGTCTGATAAAGGAACTGTAATGCCTGCTATACCTAGCACAATTCATTGTGTTTTATGGAATAATTTAATAGGACAAAATGAAATTCAAAACAAAGACCCTTCTACAGGAAACATGACAGGTAATACTGATTTAAATTCAACAAGTGATGCTGTAGGATCAACTACTATTGCAGATTTACTTACTTGGGGAGAAACAAGAAAAGATCAAATGGTTGCTGCACAAGCCGCATTCGAAATAGATATGGAAGCATCTGAAGGAACGCTTGACAAAAGTTGGGTTGATTACGATCCTAATTATTCTTAACAAATCCACGTAACAATAGAATGCCTATCCCCTTTTGTTATAGGTAAAACAGCGTGAGGAAAACAAAAATTACTAGGGAAAACAATAGCACTTCCTTTTTTCTTTTTAATAATATATTCTTTATTAAAAAAACTAAAATCTCCACCATCATAATTATCATTTAAAATTAAAGAACAACTTAACACACGAGGATTTACATCCATGTGATCAACATGTTCTTTATATTCTCCATTTTTTGATCCTAAATATAGTAAATGATCATAACCTGTATCTTTTGTCTTTATCCCTGTAATAAAATGTGAAAAATCTTTATGATATTTATTTAAAATATTTGCTACTACTTTAAATATTGATTCTTCAAATTTATCATCTAATTTTTTAATTAAACAATTTCTATGTTTATCTATTTTTCCATCATCAACAGTAGCTGGAAAAAATTTTAAATCTTTTTGATTTATTATTTTTTCACATAACTCTGTACTAATTACATTTTCATAACATTTAATATATTCTTGTATAGAAATCATTTAAAACTTTTCTTGTTCCAAAAAAATCTTTTATATTTATCTACCCATATACTTAAAAGTAAACCTACAGTCTGACCATGTTTTTTTTCATAATAAAAACCAGACCACATTTTCCATGATTCTCTTTTAAAAGGAATAACTTGAACCATAGGATCACCTTTTTTAATTAAAAATTGTTTATCTCTTTTATTTAAAATAAAAGGAAAATTAATTGTATTGGTATAAGTATCTGTATCCACAATACCGTCAATAATTTTAAATCTATCTTCACCATATCTATTCATAGGTTGAGTAAATAAACAACTATAGCCAGGTGGTGTCTTGATAAGCCATTTATTGTTAAATTTCCCTGCTTGTTCTCCCGATTTTTTATGCCATTCTTTTGGTAATTGAGCCTTACTGTGATAACCAAAATCATTTTGTTCTCTGCTAGCAGGAGTTATACTAAATTCATTTTCTATTGGATCAATTAAATAATCTTGATCAAAAGGAATAATATACCCTGCTGTTAAAGAATCAAGAAAAGGTACACATGTTTTAAGCGTAGGCACATGCATATTATTATCTTTAAATCTTTCCAACTTTTTATATGCATCAGGAATAAAACGAGAGGCAGGTTTTGGATGAGGCCATATTTTTAAAAAATCTTTATTAGTTGCAATAAATTTTATTTTATTTTCTAACATTATTTAACCACATTTTCTTTTACAATAAAATTAAAAGACATAGATCTTCTTACTTCTTTAAGTTTTTTTGTTTTAAATGGCATTACACAATGTTGATGACTTGCTGAAAAAATATAAAAATCACCTACTTTAGGAGTAACATAATGACATACATTTTGACTCATTATAAAACATAATTTACCATCTTTAAATTTATGAGGATCTTTTGTATCATCAATAAACTTAGGTACTTTTAAAAATAAGACAGTAGACCATCCTGTGCCATCATGATGAGTATGTGGAGGATTATATTCTCCTTCAACCATATCATTAATCCAACAACCATTAATATCTAGATGATGTGGACCAGGTTTACACACACCAAAATCCTCACTTGTTTTAATGTGATCACCCATGCATTTTACAAAATATTTAAAAGCTTTAGTTTTTTCAATTAACGTCATAATATTTAATTCAGATGCTAATCTTCCTGCTAATCGGGGACCATAACTTGTTAAATGAATTTTTGCTTTTTCATAATGACTATTTAAGTCTTTAATATATTTTTGAGGAACAGTAAATTTACTGATGAAACGTCCTTCTATTATAATTTTCTTTTTCATTTTTTCCCTTTCAATGTCATAAAATTAGCAATGCTATATCTCCACGAACTTTCTCCTGACCATTGCATAGAAGAATGCCAATTATCAGATGAAAAAAAAATAGCTCTATTTTCTTTAAATCCTACATTTAAATTTAAATAAAACTTTAATTCATTTTTTGGATCAGGTGTATAAAAACCTGTTCCGTTAGCTAAATGAGGATCTCCTTTAATGTAAATAAGACATTGATGGGTAGCAATACTATCTCTATGAGGGCGAGGATGATCTTTAGCATTAGACATAGTATAAATACAACTCGTATCTGTTACTACATCAACATCTACTTTTTTGTTAAAATACAATTCTATATTTTTGTATATTAATTTTTGAACTTCACATAGTATTGGTAACTTATGTTCAAACCAATAAGTAGATTGTTTATCTCTAATTTTTTTTGGAGGAGGATTAAATTCTACTGTAGGTATTTCTAATTTTATTTTTTTAAATGTATCTCTTTCAAAAAAATTATCTTGTGTGTAAATAAAACTCATTCTTTACCTCCGTAAAACCCCATAGAAAGAATAAGCCTAGGAGTTAAAGAAATAGCTTTGTGTTGTCTTTGTTTAGGAAAAAATAATAAATCTCCTTTGTTTACATAATAATCTTTTTGAATAAGAGTATCTCGATATATAGTTGTTCCTTCTAATCCCAATAAAAAAACATCTTCAATATCTTTGTGAGCTCCTCCTGTTTGAGATGTAAAAGAAAAAAATATATCTACTCCATCTTTTATGTCCGACATATATTTAAAAGTTTTTTTTAAAAAATCAAAAAAAACAAAAAGATTCTTATCATGGTGATGTACGTTTTTAGCTTGCCAAATTGTTTCAAAAATTCCATTTTTTTTATTTAAAACCAATATTGAATTAGAATCAATAAAACTACTTAAAAAATTAAAATCATATTTTTCCTGCAAAATAGTAAAACCTTCAATAAAGGTAGGTTTCTTTTCTAAAATAGATTTAATATGACTAGGTTCTAACAACATTCTTTTTCTAATTCTGTTACTTTCATATCATCTTTTTCTTGTCAATAAAACAATTTTAAAAAGTTCTGTTGCTTTCAATTGAAATATGGTTAAATTAGATCTCACCCAAAAATTTAAATCACAGGAGATATTATGGAAAATCAAGAAGTATTGAAAGCTATAGCTGTCCTCGCTGACAAGGTGAGCCGCTACCACGAACGTTTATTAGCCCTAGAGCGTGAAAATCTAAGATTAGAAAAAACTATGAAAGAACATCTTAAAGGATGTGGGTGCCATGATACTTCTCATGAAAAATTACTATTAAATGGAACGGAAGAAATAGAAGAATGTGAGGCTTGCGGGGCTTAGTTGTTCTCGCTTGTACCAATCATATCGGCTAAAGTTGGAGCAAATATTTTAATATCACGTCTAATATGTTCCTCTTTCGTTGCTGTATTTATATCAACTACGTCACTAGTAACTTGATCCTCTGAATCATACTCTTGATTTGTTACTATATTAGTAATGGTAGTCTCAGAACGACATCTTAAATGAGGTACCATACGACCATCACCAGCATCAATTTCTCCTAAGACTTTTGCTTCTTCTATAATTTTAGCCATGTCTATTAGATCTCCTTATTAATTCAATATTGAAACTTATCACAATTCTTTCTTCTTGTGAATTATTTTCACGTACCTCATGAGAAAGCCAAGATGGAAAAAATAATATATCATTTTGTTTCGGTGTCCACGTCACACGGTGCGCTGTGTGAATACTCTCTTCTGGTTTTTTAGGAGGCGATAATACTTCAGATTGTGGTCTGGGGTCGTGAAATATAAGAGATCCACTATCTTTAGGCACCTGTAAATAAAACACGCCTGAGAGGTAATTAAAGGGGTGATTGTGAAGACGATTACTGCTTCCGGGTCCGTTAACCACGGCCCACATACCCGTTATATTAGGAGACATTTCGTCTATAATACCTAAATGCTCCATCGCTTTTTTAGATAAATCAATTATTTCTTTTTTTAAGGCAATGAATTTTTCCTCTTCATGAAGATAATCATTACTATGCCATCCACCTTTTGTGCTCTTTCCTTCTAAGGTTTCAGGTTCCTTTTCTTGAAGAGACTTAATGTCTTTTACAAGGCCTTCGTACCCTGCTAAATTAAGAGAAAATATAGGAGTAATAAATAAAGAAGTAAGGTCGATTATAAATCTCCTTTTGTTATTTCCAATAGGCTTAAAGTAATGTGAATTTGATTGGCTGCATTGGCTGTAATCTTAATCAAGTCCGATTCCTCCAGAACCAAAGGCTGTGATAGAACTTCATAAGTGACGTCGGTAGCAATAGTCTTAGCATTAGTAATTTTATACGTTGCCGAAGCACTGCTGTCTGTCCATTCAATAGTATACTCCGTGGTGCTCGCTGAATCATTACACACAATAATAGATTTAATTACTGCTGTAGTTGGAAAAATAGGAGCAGTTCCTGTTGTACCTGGTGCTGCTGTTGGAACCGTGTAAATGGTTGTTGGACCAGTAGTGGTCATATCTAAACCAGTGTTTTTAAAAGTATCAGCCAAGGTACCAGCTCCTTCCACCAGACTTATCTTCAATATCTTGAGAATAAGAAGTGTTTAAATTTAAAATAAGTTGTTCTAGTAATCGTACCATTTGGTCAAATTGACTTGGTTCATATT